CTTGGATAAAGCCAAGCCCCTACTCGCTAAAACACTGGGCATACAATTCCCAAACATCGACGAGATCATGCCTGAAATTTTAATTCGTCACGATATTGTGCATCGTGGCGGGCGCGACAAAGATGGCTACCCGGTGCTAGTAACTATTGCCGATGTACGACGAGTTGCCACGCTAGTTAAAATCTTTGGGGAGGCTATGGAAAGAGAACTCGAAAAAGTTTTTCTTCCCGAATTTCCTACTCCGGATGATTTGTCAGTTGACCCTACGATGCCAGATCCATTCTGACAAACCTTAAACCCCGCTGATACTCCCTCATCCCGCCAGTCCTCACACACTGGCGGCATGAAAACTCAACTCGCACTTAACACCGACCTTTCCGCCACCGTCTCTGACGGCAAGGCCCCGGAGTGGGTCGAACTAATCCCCCCTGGTCCCAACGTCACCGGTCGCGATGGTCGGCAATGGCTGTTCGACGAACAAGCCGGGACGTTGGTCCAGTCGAGCTTCCTCGGTCGCGCCATCGACTTGCCCATCGATTGGGAGCATGCCACCCAGCACCGCGCCAGCAAGGGCGAGTCCGCCCCGGCTGCGGGTTGGATCAAGCAATTGGAACTGCGCAACGGCGGGCTGTGGGGCCTGGTTGACTGGACGCCTCGTGCCTCCGAACAGGTCATCAACCGCGAATACCGCTTCCTTTCCCCTGTGTTCGACTTCGACCCCGATACCACCCGAATTGCCCGCCTGGTCAGCGCGGGCTTGACCAACAAACCCAACTTCCTGCTGACCGCCCTCAATCAAGAAAATACGGAGGTCACGCCTGTGACGCTTTCACCTGCGCTTCTGACTGCACTCGGCCTGCCTGCAACGGCAACCGAAGAACAGGCCCTTGCGGCCACCGCTCAACTCAAAGCAACCGCTCAAGCAACCAATACTGAAAAGCCCAACCTTGAGCAGTTCATGCCACGGGCGGACTACGACAGCGTTTTGCAGCGCGCCACCAACGCCGAGCAAGCCCTGGCCGAGCAGAAGAAAACCGAACACAACAAGCAAGTCGATGCGCTGATCACCTCGGCCACCCAGGCCGGGAAAATCACCCCGGCGACAGTCGACTACCACCGCGCCGCCTGTCAGGACGAAACCGGGCTGGCCCGCTTCAAGGCATTTGTCGACGCGGCGCCGGTCATTGCTGGCCCCTCCAACCTAGACGAGCGCAAGCCCGACAAAACCGCCACCGCGCTCAACGCCGAAGAACAACAGGTCGCCAAGCTGCTGGACATGAGCGACGAGTACTTCATCAAGGGCAAGGCGTAACTCCCTCTCTATATAGGAAGCGATTCATGATCATTACTTCTGGCACCTTGACCGCGTTGTTCACCGCGTTCCGGGCCGAGTTCCAAAATGCACAGGTAACCACGCCGACCGATTGGGCGCGCATCGCCACCACTGTGCCGTCGACATCGGCCAGCAACACCTATGGTTGGCTGGGTCAGTTCCCGAACTTCCGCGAGTGGATCGGCGACCGTGTTCTCAAGAACATGGCAGCGCACAGCTACTCGATCACCAATAAGAAGTACGAGTCGTCCGTGCCCGTGCCGCGTGACGCCATCGAAGATGATCAGATCGGCGTCTATAAACCGTTGTTTGCCGAGATGGGCCGGGCGTCCACCGCGCACCCGGACGAGTTGGTGTTCAGCCTGTTGAAAGCTGGCTTGACCACCCTGTGCTATGACGGCCAGAACTACTTCGACACCGACCACCCGGTCTATCCGAACACCGACGGTACGGGCACAGCAATCTCTGTCAGCAACTATCAGGACGGTGAAGGTCCAGCCTGGTACCTGCTCGATGTCAGCCGGGCAATCAAGCCCATCATCTTCCAGCTTCGCCGCAAATACGACCTCAAAGCCATGACCAGCATGGACGACGAAAACGTCTTCATGCGCGATGAATACCGTTATGGCGTGGATGCCCGTGCGAACGTCGGTTTCGGTTTCTGGCAGTTCGCGTTCTGCTCGAAAGCACCGCTCAACGCCGAGAACTACGCCGCAGCGCGTGCAGCCATGAAGGGCTTCCATGCTGACGGTGGCCGTCCACTGGGTGTTAACCCTGGCCTGTTGGTGGTGCCGTCCCCGTTGGAAGGTGCTGCGCGCAAGCTCCTGGTCAAGGATGCCAACAGTGGCAACGAATGGGCAGGCACCGCCGAAATTCTGGCGCCGAGCTGGCTGGGATAAGGAGGCGTTATGACCATCGTTATCACCGCAAAGCGCGACGGCTTCCGCCGCTGCGGAATTGCCCACCCAGGCAAGCCGACCTTTTACCCGGACGACTTCTTCACGGAAGAGCAACTTGAGGCCCTCGGCAAAGAGCCTCAATTGATCCTCGCTTATGCGGGGGAAGCATTCGACCAGGTAAAGGACGAGCTTGATGACAGCCTCTCGCAAACCCCGCCATCGCAAGCGCCCGACGCCATTCCAGGCGCCCAGCCGCAAGCGTCTGAAACAGTCACTGCGCCTGTGGTTGCTCCAGTGGTCGACGGCGCAACTACCGGGCAGAACCTCGACCAGTCTGGACCTGTGTTTGTGGGGCCAGTCCTGGATCTTTCCAAGAGTGATATCGACCCATTGAAGGAACAGGACAACACTGCGCCGCCTGTAACGCCGCCCCCAGCTCCCGTGGCAAAACCTGTGCAAACCCGCACTTCCAAAGCAAAGGAAACCGGTAAATGAACCTCTCGCTACCGTCCGCCAGCCAGCTCCTGGTCCGCTTTGGTGCCCGCGACATCTCCCAGGTCGCGGCGCCGGACGACGGGCGGACTATTGAGCCGGAGCTGCTGGTGGCGGCTGCATCGGGTCAGCCGTTGGATGACTGGCCCGCCGAAGACATCGCCATCGCGCTTGCGACGTTGGCCAGGATCGCCGACGCCGTGACCAGGGCGCGCAGCGAAGTCTCGTTTTACCTGCGTTTCCGCCTGGCCGGAGAGGATGCCCCCCAATGGGTGACTGACGATCTGGCCGAGATTGCCCGCTATCACCTGTACGACGATGCCGGTAAGGAAGATTCGACGGTGCGTGTGCTTTACAAGGACGTCATCAAACGCCTGGAAACCCTGGCCGCCGAGGACAAGGAACGCGGCGCCGGTGATGGTGGCCAGTCCGGGTTACAAGTGAGCAGTCAGCCCCGGCTTATGAGCCGTCGCACCTTGAGGGCTTTGTAATGCTGGGCGAGCTGGAGGACTTGATCGAGGCGCGGCTCAAAGAGCTGAAAGCCAAGCTGCCCAAGTTGGCCGTTGAAAGCTATGGCGGTGAGTTGAGCGACCCCGAGCTGTTGTCCGGCTTGCTCAAGCGTTGCCCGACCGTGCTGCTGATGGTGCCGAAAGTGACATTCAAACGCTCCGCCCAAGGGCGCTACAGCGTGCCGATTACGTTCCGCCTGGTCATAGCCACCCGTCACCCACGCGGTGAGCGGGAGACCCGGCGCGGGACAACACCGAGCGATATCGGCAGTTACGCCCTTTGGGAGGCGTGTATGCATCAACTGGTGGACTGGCAGCCGTGGGAAAACCGCGCCGCCATCCGGCCGACAGAACTATCCAACCTGGTCAACGGCAAGTTGTCGAGCGACCACCTGTCTGTCCTGGGCCAATCGTTCCTGATTGAGCTGGATTGGCAGAAACCGGCCGAGGCATTGCCGGACCTGTTGGGCATCAACCTGGCGTACCACTCGCCCTCGGATAATCCCGAGCCGGTGGTCACCGACAACATCGAATTGAGGGACGTGTAATGCACGTAATTGCCGCGCCTGGTCACCGGGTGCCTATGGAAAAAGACCCGCACCAACATATCGAGGCGGCACCCGCTGACTCGGTCGAGGTGCCGGACACTTCTTATTACCGTCGCCGGATAGCGACGGGCGAACTGCTGATCGGCAAGAAGTCGCGCAGCAGTGCCAAACAACCCGCACAGGAGCCCGTCGAATGACCATCGCCTTTGATACGATCCCGGCCTCGATCCGCAAGCCGGGTGCCTATTTTGAATTCAACACCAGCCTTGCCGTGCGTACACTGCCGACGAATAAACAGAGCATTTGCCTGATTGTTCCGCTTGGCGCCAACGCGACGGCGGCACCGCATGTGCCGATCCAGGTCTACAGTGCCACCGAAGCTGGGAAGCTCTTTGGGCCAGTTGCTGAAGAGATGGTCGCCGCTGCGATTGGCGCCTATCGTTACGTGGCTATCTCGGTCGTCGGCGTTGTGGTTGAAGGTGACGCCGAGCCAAGCATCACCGCCGCGCTGGATGCCACGGCGCTGGGCGGCTACACGCTGTTGGTGCCTGCCTGGTTCAGCCAGACCGCGTTGACTGCATTGCGTACGCATATCCAGACCTACACCGACTCTATCGAGCAACAAAGCATCATAGGCGTGGCGGCGTTGACCAGCACCTTGTCCGCCGCCACCACGTTGGCTGCCTCGCTGAACTCGGGGGCGATCACCTTGGCAGTTCTGCCGGGCACCACCTCAACGGCACGCCAGGTGGCCGCTGCCTACGCCGCCGTGATCGCTTCTGAGGAAGATCCGGCCCGGCCATTGAATACCCTGGTGCTGAAGGGTATCCAGGTGCCGACCATCACCCAGCGTCTCGGCCGCACCGAGCAGGAAACCGCACTGGCCAACGGCGTCACACCGCTGGAAGTCGGCGCCGGTGATGTGATTCAAATCGTTCGTGCTGTCACGACCTACACCAAGTCCGCAGCCGGTGCGACAGATGTGTCGCTGCTCGACCTGACCACCATTCGCACCCTGTACTACGTGCGCAATGCGTGCCGCGAGCGTATTCGTCTGCGCTTCCCTCGCTCGAAACTCTCCAAGAAAACGCCTGACGCCGTGCGCGGCGAGCTGTTGGACGTGCTGCTTAAGCTGGAAGAGCTGGAGATCGTCGAAGAGGTCGAGGCCAACGCCGACGGCCTGGTGGTGGAGCGCTCGCTCCAGGACGTGAATCGCCTCAATTCCTCCATTCCCGCCGATGTCGTCAACGGGCTACACGTATTCGCCGGTCGCATCGACCTGCTCTTGTAAGAGGTAACGCTAGATGGCTGATAACTATGTCGGACAAATCGTCCTGGAGATCAATGGCACCGACTACGAAGTGCTCAGCGTTGAGCCGAGCCTCAAGACCGGGCGCAAGGTGGTCAAGACCATGAACCGCACCGGTCGCGGCACTGGTACGGCCAAGGGCATTGAAGAACATGAGCTGAAACTCTCGGTGGCAATTCCCAAGTCGGGCGAACCGGATTGGCGCGCATTGATGGACGCCAAGATCACGATCTATCCGCAGGACGGCGGCAGCAAGCGCCAGACCTGGACCGGCTGCTCGTTGCTGGAGATGGGCAGCAAGTACCAGGTCGAAGGCGAAGCCACCCGCGACCTGACCGTCGCTGCATTGAACTACTACACGGAGTGAGGCAATGACCGAGCAATCAAACAAGCAGTGGGACGGCTTAACCATTACCCGTGACCTGCAAATCGGCGTCTATTACGCGGGCGTCCGGCACAAATCCTTCACCCTGCGGGTGGGCATGGCGGGCGACCTGGTTGCGGCGCAGGAGCTGCACCCCCAAGGCCCATGGCAACTGGTGACATTGGAGGTATACCGCCGCCAACTGCTCGTTCTAGGCGACATCCCATCCGAAGCATTGACAACGGAATTGCTACGCGATGCGTTGACCGAAACGGACCTCGGCGTCATTGCCCATGCCGATGCTGAACTGGAAAAAAAGCTCGCGCCGCCGAGCGCGGCAACGCCGACTGGCGACGAATCGAACACGCCTTCGTCCGCCATGGCTACCGGCTAGAAGAGCTGCGCCAGATGACCAAGGCCGAGATCGATGTGCGTATTGATCTGATCATCGGCAAAGTTAAAGGCACCCGCTACGTCAGTCAGCGCCAACGCAAGGCACTGCCCAAACCTAGGTAATAGGCTCAACACCGGGCCTTTCCTGTCCCTGTAAGACCCTGTCCGGGAGTAATCCATGAGTTCCGACCTGCGCGTCGCACTTCGTTTTCAAGCCCATGCGGGCAACAGTCGGCGCGAGATCGAGCAGATCAATCGTGACCTGCGCAAGGCCGGTAAGGAAGGCGCCAAGTCCCTGGCTGATGAAAGCTGGAAAGCCTCCACAGCCATCACCAAAGTCGGACAGGTTGGGGCGAACAGCTATAAAACCATCCGTAGTGCCATGCGTGATACCGCGAAGGCGGGTTCCGGCACCCGGATGGAGGTCAGCAAAACTTCCGCCGAGTTAAAGGAGATGTCCAGCGTCGCCCGCAAAGCGGCCCGCGACGCCAAAACCGAGTTGGTGGGCACCGACCGACAGGGTGTGCAGCCCCTGCGTCAGAGCGTGGACAAGACAGAAGCATCTTTCCGGCGCATGGCGCAGAACAGCGGACATAGCCTGCGCACTTTGAAAACCATCGCCATGGGTGTGCGTCAGGAGTTTGATCGCATCAAGGGTTTGGGCAGCAGTATGCAAGGTCAGCTTGCCGGGTTGGGGGTCGGTATCGGGGCGGTGGCGGGGCTGAAGGCCAACGCTCTGTTAGAACGGATGCTTATTCGTACCAAGCAAACCGCTGATATGACGGACGGGCAAAAAGCTGATTGGAAAACCGAAGGGTTTCGCATCGCCAAGGACTATGGGGTAGATCGCACGGGTGTAGACGTAGGCTTTAATACGTTGATCGCGTCAGGCGTCAAATACGATGCATCCAAAGATGCAGCGGATGCTATTGGTAAAGCCACCGCTGTCACAGCAGCGGATCCTGCCGTCTTGGGCGATGCTCTTATGACGGGGGCATCGGCATTTAACATTGATTTGAACAAGAAAGGTGCGGCCCTGGACTTCCTTCAAAAGATGACAGTGGCCGGACGTTTAGGCAGTGCAGAGCTGGAAAATCTCGCTGACTTGTTTCCTAAAGTTGGGGGAGTTGCGACAGCCGCAGGAATGTCGCTTTCTCAAGCTTTAGCATTTATAGAGAGCTTGTCCAAAGTTGAAAAGCAACCTGAACGATTGGGGACTTTGGCAGAATCAACTTTGCGGGTGTTCGGTAACAAGCAATACCGAGATCAAGTTATTAAAACAACAGGTGTTCAGTTTTTTAACAAGGATCAGAGCACACGAAACCCCGAAGAGATATTCGCAGATTTAAAACGTAAATACGAAGGTATGAAAACGGATAAACAACGAGCTGATTTTATGGGTGTGGTGTTTAAAGGTATGGATCAGGACACCGTGCGCGGCTGGCGTAGCATGTTAACTGGCGACCGCCTGGACGACTTCAAATCTGGAACAAAGACGCTTGATAGTGCCGCTCCCATATTTGCCAGAGACTTGAAAGAGAACACCGAAAGTACCAGCGGCACCGCATCCCGAATGAAAGCCACCCTTGGGCAGGCCATCGACCGTATGGCTACACCGTTGAATAAAGGCTTTGCCGACCTCGGCACCTACTTGCTCGATGACTTGAACCTGTCTGGCGAACAAATGCTGGCCGGTGGTGCCGCCCTGGGCGTCGGTGGTTATTACGCCGGACGCGGTGCCAAAGCGGGCGCGGGTGCATTGCTCAACAAGTTCATGGGCGGCCCTGAAACCATCAAGAACATCGCCGTGGGCAAAGTCCTGGAGGAAGCGACAGGCGTCACATCGGTGTTTGTCACCAATTGGCCAAGCGGCGGCATGAATCTTGGCGGTCCTGGTGTGCCCGAGCTTCCTGGCACGTCTTCTTCCAGCAAGGGCAAGCCAGGTGGTTTTATCGCGCCCTGGCTGGCACCGGTAGCACTCGCGGCCAGTGCCACGCAGCTCGGCGGCTCCACCGGCCAAAACTCGGACGAAGATCGCCTGGCCATGGTTGCCAGGAACAAACTTTTGAACGACGGGCAACGTGCCTATCAGTCGGCGTTCTATGGCAACCGCATTGCTTTGGCAGGACAAAATCCTGATCAGTCGCAGAGCTGGTTGTCGAGTCAGGCCCAGCGTCTGGCGCATCAGCAAACCGGGCTGACAGCTTCGGGCACCTCGGTCGAAGGTGCCAACGCTTGGGCAGCAGGGGTTGCCAACCGCGCCGTGGGCGCAGGGGCTGATACACAAGCCGCCGTAGCGCGCTTGCAACAGCTCCTGGACAAACCATTGGTCATTGAGGTTCGGTCGGACTCACGCATGATCCAGGCCGAAGTCGAGCGCCGTACTGACCTGCAAGTGAGGCGCGGCCAATGAGCTGGGCAGAAACGTTACTGGACGCCTCCTTTCGCGGGGTGCCGCTCCAGGTTGTCGAGGAAAGTCTCCAGGCCCAACGGGCTTTGGCCGAGCACGGCACACCTTTTAAGGACGGAGACAGTGTTAGGGATCTAGGGCGCGGGGCCCGTCGCTTTCAAATGCAAATTGTAGTGTTCGGCGTCAACTATGAGTTGGAACTACAGAGCATCTTGCGAGCCCTGGACACGCCAGGCCCTGGAGAACTGATCCATCCCATCTATGGCAGCCTCAGTGTCGTTAGCCAGACATGGGAGGTGAAGCACAACGCGGACGGCCCCGACTCGGCCCTGGTCAGCCTGCTATTTCTGGAAGACACACCAGAGCTGCCATTCTTTGCCCGCCAGTTCGAATTCGTCGACATCGGCGTCACTGACGCGGAAGAGCAAGCGAGCTGGCAGGACGGCATTTTTGATTTGTTTGGCCGTATCGATTCCCTGGTCAGCGAGATTCAATCCTGGATCGGCGGCGGTTGGGTCGGGCTGATCGAAAGAGCCCTGGGCTTGCCCGGTATCTTCCTCCGTGTGCAGCAACTGCGCTCGCAGATCCTCGGCGTGGTTTCCGGTGTGGCATCCATGGCCAAACATCCTTCGGCCGCTTACGACCCGCTGGTCGACCTGTTCCGCACTCCGACGCAGATCCGCAGCGCCGTCCAGGGCAGCACGCCCAGTACATCGACTGCATTGCTGTCGATGTCCGGCGTCCCGGCCAGCATCCCCGGCGGTGCCAGCCTGACCAGTGAGGCGGCGCGAGCGGGCAACGCTTTTTTGATCAGCGCCCGCCAGGGAAATGCGCCGGATGCCAACCTGTTGCCCGACGGTATGCCTGTTGACCCAGTGGAAAGTAGCGGCTTTGCCCTGGTGGTGCTGGTCATCACTGAATTGGCGGCGGCACATGCCCAGGCGGTGGCCATCGTCATCGAGGACGAAGGCCAAAAGCCGACGCTCAGCCCGTTGGAATTGGAAGGCCTGGTTAACCTGGTGCGTTCGTTGGTCCAGTCCGCCATCCTGCTTCAGCGGCGCTTGTATGACGTTGAAGCCTCGCGGCCGATCATAGAGGCGTTGCGCAACACCGCCGCGCTGATCCAGGCCCGCGCTCGCCAGGTCATCTTGCAGAGCCCGCCCATGGTTGAGCGCCTGGTCGAGACACCGGCCAGTCTTCGCCTATTGGCCCATCGCTGGTATGGCGACCACACCCGCGCCCTTGAGTTGATCCGTCTCAATCCCGACCTGAATACCCCGCACAACATCCCAGCCGGGAGGGTGCTACGTGCCTACGCAGAATGACCAAACGGCACCGATACGCCTGGCCATTGGTGGGCTGGCCCACGACACCTGGGACGGCTGGTCGGTTGAATCCGACTTGCTGACGCCTGCGGATGCTTTTGAGTTGGAGCTATACACCAAAGACACGACGCAATTGCCGTCGGTATTGAAAGAAGGCGCGCCGTGTTCCCTGACGCTGGGGACGGATCGCGTGCTGACGGGGCAACTCGACGAGTTCGAACACGACATTTCCCGTCAGGGCATTTCAATTCGCATCAACGGCCGCGACCGCGCCGCGCCTCTGGTCGATTGCTCGGCGCCGTTCGTGTCGATGCGCGAAGCGTCATTGGCGCAGATCCTCGACCAGGTGGTTAAGCCCCTGGGCATTGACCGGGTCGAGATCCGCGCCGACCAGGCCAAGACCCGGCGCCGCGTTCAGATAGAGCCAGGCCAGTCCGCTTGGGAGGCGTTGCTCCAGGTCGCCGAGGCTAATGGGCTATGGCCATGGGTCGAGCCCGATGGCCGCCTGGTCATTGGTGGCCCTGACTACAACACACCACCGGTTGGCGCGCTGATCATGCGTGAGGATGGTGTCGGCAACAACGTGCAACGCCTGAGCGTGCGCCGTTCTATCGCCAACCGTTTTAGCCAGATCACCGTCCTTGGCCAGCATGGGCAGTACGACAATGATGGCCTCGACACCAAGCGTTCCCACCTACGTTCGGTTATCCAGGACGAAACCTTGGCCCGCCGTGGGATCTTTCGGCCCAAGGTCATCATCGACAGCGCCAGTGAGAACCAGGACATGGCCACCACCCGCGCTCGTAAGCTGTTGGCTGACAGCCGTCTGGAAGGTTTCGAGATCCGCGCCATCGTCCAGGGGCACCGGGCCGACAATGGGCAGGTCTGGACACCGGGCCAGCGCGTCATTGTCCGTAGCGAGCCCCACGAGCTGGATGCGACCTATTTCTTGATGGCTCGTACCTTGCGCTTGTCCCGAGGTGAAGGGGCAATCACTGAGCTGCGTTTGCGAGAAGACAAGATGTGGGTGCTCGATGGCGTCAAGCAGAAGAAGCACAAAGGCAAGGTCAATAAAGACGCGGCCTTCATCGAAATGATTAAGGGGCTGTGATGAGCAATATGGGGCGATTGATTCGCGAGCAAGTCGGCCGCGTGATGTCGAATCTACGTTTGCCGTTCCGTGCCGTCGCGGCTCGTAATCGCCATGGCAAGCTGATCGGCGTGGACATGCAGGGATTGTCAGGCGAGTCGGTGGCTGGGGAGCTGTTCCAGCATTATGGCTTCAGCTCGGCGCCTCTGCCGGGGGCCGAGTACCTGGTTATCCCCATTGGTGGTAACAGCAAACATGCCATCGTCGCCGCCAGTGAGGATGGCCGCTACAGAATTGCGCTCCAGGACGGTGAAGTGTCGATCTACACGGATGAGGGGGATTACCTGCACATGAAGCGCGGCCGGGTGATAGAGATGGTGACCGACACCCTGGTAATTAAGGCCGGTACAAAGGTGCGCTTTGAAACGCCCCTGGTCGAGATGACCGGTGATGAACAGATCGACGGCAGTATCAAGGCTGAGGGCGAGATTTGCGACCATACCCGCAGCATGCAGGCGGATCGTGACTTGTATAACCAGCATGCCCACCCAACAGGTACTCCACCGAAGCCGCTACAGTAATTTTTTAGTGCCTTGATGGGACTTTAATTCTTAAGCCCCGCTGATACTCAGCGGCTTTCGCCTGCGCGTCAGTATGCCAACCTATGGACGCAGGCATAAACCCCACCACTGGCGACTTGACGGGCCAGCGTATCAATACGCTGGGCAACGCCGTTTACATCCGCCTCATGACTCCCCTCGGAAGCTGGTGGGCTAATCCCAAGTTGGGCTCCCGCCTGCACGAACTTCGCCGCGAAAAAGATCGCCCTCGGGTGGGCATTCTTGCAAGGCAGTACGCCGAGCAAGCGCTCCAGCCTCTGCTGGATGACGGTCGCGCCAAGAAGACCACCATCACCGCCGAGCAGCCCCATAACGGCTGGCTTGAGCTGCAAATCGACATCATTGATGCCACCGGTAATCCGCAGGTGTTTCGCCAACCTGTAAGGGTGATTTGACATGGCCTTTTCTACTCCCGCCCTGGATGCCATTTTGAGCGGCATCTTGCGTGACATCCGAAGTCTTCAAAGCGAAGCCGATATCGGCCCGGACAGTGACAACTATGTGCGCTCATCGGCAGTAGCCTCGGCTATCGAAGGGCTCTATCAAAAGCTAGCCTGGCTGTATCGGCAGATATTTCCCGATACCGCCGATGAGGAGGAACTGCTCCACACTGCGGCGCTCCGTGGCGTGCTGCGTAAAGACCCCGTCGCGGCCACCGGTACTGCCGAACTAAAGGGCACGCCGGGTGTGCAAATATTGCCTGGTGCCACGCTGAAGCATGTCGTTACAGGTGAACTTTTTGCTGCCAAAGCTAGCGCGACACTTGGTACCGATGGCTCCGCCCTGGTACTGATCGAGGCACAGACCGTTGGTGTCGCGCTCAATGAGCTAACCGGCGCCCTGATTCTCACTAGCCCGCCGTTGGGTATGGACTCCTCGGCTGTCTTGGTCGACAAGACCACGGGCGGAGAAGATCAGGAAACAATTGAGTCGCTGCTTGCGCGTTACCTGGACATTATTCAGTCGCCCCCGGCCGGCGGAGCAGCCTATGACTTCCGACGTTGGGCGTTGGAAGTCGAGGGCGTCGTCGATGCCCTGGTCATTCCTGGGCGGCGGGGAGGTGGCACTGTCGACGTTGTCATCACGGGCAGTAACGGTCTCCCTTCGGCTGAGATCATCGCAGCATGCTTGGCTCATATTGAGAGCCAGTGCTCGGTCATCGTCGACGTATGGGTCTATGCGCCGACTATCCGCACCGTCGACTCCACTGCCAAAATCGAGCTGGCCTCTGATTTCACGATGGCCGAGGTGCAGGGCGCTGCGCAAAAGGCTTACAACATTCTTCTGGGGGCTTTGAAGCCTGGCGAGACGCTTAAGCGCTCTCAAATTGAAGCCATGATCAACAACCTGGCTGGCGTCCTGGATCGTTCTGTTTCCACCCCGACGGCGAACGTCAAACCTTCCGATGATCCCGCGTTGATCGGTTGGATTCGCCCAGGCGTTATCACTCTGGGGCTGATGGAATGACCACACTTGCCGATCAGCTCCGGCTCTTGCTGCCGCCGGTCTCCTATGACGGCACCGCACCCTATCTGTCGGCGACCATCGAGGCCGAGGCGAACGCCATAAACCTGGCTGATGCTCAGGCGAGAATGGTCTACAGCGCTATCTTTCCCGACTCCGGAGAAGGCTTGGCTGATTGGGAAAGAGTGTTGGCCTTGCCTGACCCTTGTCTGATTGGTCAAGTCCAGACCGTGGGGCAGCGCGTGCAAGCCGTTATCAGCAAGCTGCAAGGTCGTGCTGGCCAGAGCAAGGCTTTTTTTATCGCCCTTGCTAAGTCCATGGGCTACGACATCACCATTACCACGTTTAAACCAGCTCGCGCAGGAATAGCGCGAGCTGGCGATCCCCTCAACGGTGGTGATTGGAACTTCACTTGGCGTGTCAACGCGCCAGCGGTCACCACAAGCCATGCGCAAGCCGGTATCACCGGTGCTGGCGACCCCTTAACTGCGTGGGGCAATAGGGCCCTGGAATGTCGGTTGGGCCAGATGAAACCCGCCGAATCCATCTTGCTTTTCGGTTATGGAGACAACTAATGCAGAAGATCAGCGATAGCACCAATACAGCGAACGCTGACGGTGAATACACAGAAGGTAACCCCGGCTCCGGTGTTCCTTCGACTTTGATCAAAGCGTCTTGGCTAAATACGATCCAGCGTGAGTTGGTGAACGTTATTCGCGGCGCTGGGATCACGCTAAAGCCCAGCGACGATGGGCAGCTTCTTAAGGCAATCAATGGGTTGGCTGACAAAGCCACCGACCTGCGAGTCCAATCGTCTCCAACCGATAATGCGCCCGGGAAAATTCTGACTGTCGGCGCTTTTGGCCTCGGGGCCGGTGGAGGTGGTCCGATATTGGCCTTGGATCAATCGTTTGTCCCTGGCTTCTATCGATACAAATCTCTTGACCCAGGTGCTCCGCCCGGTACGGCGGACGCAGGGGGATCAGTGTTGGTTAACTCGGGTGGTGGGAACGCTGTTCAGCAACTGATTATGACAACCCCAGGTCCGACTTCGAATCCATATGTTGGAGTGCGCAGCTTCAATCCGGTTACGGGTGTGCCTGGGAGCTGGGTCTCGATGTATCATTCTGGCAACCTTGGCGGTGCTACCACCGCAGTGCAAGGCTTGGTGAAGATAGCTACTAATGCGCAAGTGAATGCTGGAACCGACGACACGACAGCTGTAACCCCTCTCAAGCTTGCTAATAGCATTCAAACGTCAGCAACTGATACCGGCTCTGGCAAGCTTATGCGAGTAGGGGCTTTCGGTCTTGGAAGCACCGATGGCGGGCCACTTGAAACATTGAGCACGGCTTACAGATCGGGATTCTATCGATACGCCGCTTCCGATCCGAGCGCGCCAGCAAGCGGGGGATCGGCAGGCTCGGTCATTGTCAGCTCCCTGGGCGGGAACTACTTTCAGCAATTGGCCATCACCGTTCCCGCCACCACCAGTAACCCCCTGATGGCGTTGAGGGCTTTTGATGGAGTCGGAAATCCGGGTCCATGGGTTACCTTCGTCCATACGGGGAATATTGATCCATGGCTGATGCAGCCGATAGGAGCTGTGGTAGCCATTCGTGATGATTTAGTGGGGGCTTCTGTTCCTTCGACATCATCAACATACAGATACATTAAGTTGACAGCCTCAGATCCCTACAACAATGGCGCGTTGATCGGTGAGAGCGTCAGCGGCTCCTATCCCCTGGTAATCGCCACTGCGGTTATCAGCTTGGCTGCGGGGAGTCCCATGAATGGCCAAACCATCCAGCTAATCAATACCGAGCGTCGAATCCTTCGGGCTGGTCTCAGTGGCGCTGTTGAGCAAGACACACTCCAGGGACACTTCCACAGCGAGAAAGTAGGGGCTCCAGGCACCGTGGGAAATACCGCCGATACGTTGCTCTCTTTTGCTGGCGGATTGTCGGCAGCTGGAGCCTACAACCTGCGGCTGACAACGGCATCTGCTACTAAAAACACTTCAACGATTGCTGAGTCGATATCTGATCCTTCGATGGGGACTGTCAGGGTCAGCAGCGAGACGCGTCCGAAAACGTTGGGTGTCACTTACTACATGAGGATTAAATGATGCCGTATGCAAGCAATGGGCGTATTGCTCAGGATCCGTTTACCGGGGCAATCGAAATCACGGATACACAATATGCCGAGGCGTTAGAGGGCATGTGTAACGGGCTTGAGGTCAGTATTGAAGGCGGCTTTAAGGTGGCACCACCTCAAATGCCGGAAGCGCCCCCAGTGCCGCTTCCTACGCCAGAGGCGCTGGCAGCCGCCGTGCTGGCTCGACGTGACGGTTTGCTAGCTCTTGCTGCCGTCCGCATCGCTCCACTTGCAGATGCTGTTGACCTCGGCAGTGCAACGGCAGACGAAGTTGCGGCCCTTCAGTCCTGGAAACAGTACCGCGTTGAGCTAAATCGCATTACCCAGCAGGAGGGATACCCGGCTCTCGTCGATTGGCCAAAGTCGCCAGACGAAGGCGCGAAAGGCTAGGTGCCAAACAAAACGCTAAATTCAAGCATCTATCAACGAGGTGGTAGTGCCAATTATCGTGCAGGGCGGTGCCAAAACCGGCGCGCGCTTACACCACCAAGAACCAGGCCGGCTATAAGGCCGCCTCGCGGTGGACGTAGATTTTGGCGCCCCGTTAACCACGCTGGCCGAACGCAGGCATTGTGGAGTGGGCATCCCGGCATGGATGCCGGGATAGCCGCGCTGGGCCATGGATGGCCCT